CCAATTTTCTTAACACCACCTGCAGTTTTATCAGATGCTTTTTCAACACCTTTTAAACCTTTAGCAGTTTCTTCATTTCCTTTTTTGACTTCTTTATTAAGATTAACTATTTCATCAGTTAGGTTATCAACACCTTTTTCTGCTTTTTTAGTTTCTATATCTAATTGGACTTGTATTACTTCTGCCATTTTATTTCTTTTTTAATTTGTTTAAATCCTTCTTTAAAGGTTTCAGCTAATTTATATTTGCCTTGTGCAATTCTAATTATTTCTGTTTCTCCGTCTACGATCTTTAGTAACTCTAATATATTTTTTATCATAATTTTAAGGTTGACCACATAATATGTTTGTTATAACTCCTGATGAATTTACTGTCATACTCATAAGATATGAACTATCTGTACATCTTGTTGTTGTTTCGCTTGAACCAACTTGATAATATGTATCTGCTGCTAATGTTGTTGTTAATGCTGTATCTGTGTATATAACATCTCCAACAGATAAATTTTGTGCAGCTCCTATTTGACTTGAGTAGTAATAATTATAATAAACAGGTGTACTTGTGTTATGATATACGTCTGTCAACACTCTAAAGTTTCCTGATACATTTCCAATATAATTATTGTTAAGTAATTCCATTGAACTTTCTCCTGTTATTAAATTAGTAGTCATATTGTTTATATTATAACTCTGATTATTAATAACTACCCTATCATTCATATTTAACTTATAAATAATCTTTAAAGGTAAATAGGCTTTTAATTTTGTTAATCTTCTTTTACTATTAAATATGTCTTGTATGTATGTTAAATAGTTTTCTTGAAATAATGTTCCTGTAAAATCTGTTTCTAAACTATATTCATTAATTTCTAAATAAAAGTTTATGTTTTTTGTACTTGTTGAAGAACTTAAACTTAAACTATTGCTTGGTATGTAGTAATCTTCTAATTTACTATGCGTTCCTGATAAGTCATCTTGAAATGATATTGGTGTTGTTCCAGAACCAGTTTGTCTAATGGGATAAAAAATTAATGGTTTACCAAAAAACGCTTCACGGTTGTCATCTACAAAATATCCCCATTGTATTGTAGTCTCATTATTTGGGGGAGATAGTGTAGTATTAGCATCTACTAATCTTTCGTATTGTAAATGTTCAAAAGGAATTTTAACTTGATAAACTGGATTTGGTGCATCAAAATTATTACCTATTGTTGCATTACCTGTAAACTGTTCAGCTCCCCAACGTTTACCTTGTAGTTGTTCATATTGTAAAGCTAATAATGTTCCTGTTCCCTCGTAAGCAAACTCTATTTCTCTATATGGCAAAGCTACATTTACTTGACCTGTATTTGTATCTACATATTCACTTATATCATAACTCGTACCTGCTGTATAAAAGTCATCTAATTTTTGTACTTTAATTTTTCCAAAATCAGCATCTTGTGCATCACTAACATAATAAGCTGTTAGATTAAACATCTTAAATAAGCCTGTAAGAAAGTCTAATATTTTCATATCAGGTATTTGTTCTGTAATTATAAATTGAAGTGTAGCAGTAGCACTAAATGAACCTGTATCGTATGTATCATTCCACCCAGAGCCATCTGCAAAACCTGCAAAATCCCATTCTATTTTTGAGAAGGTTATATTAGCACTTACTCTTATTATAACTGTATAAACAGCAGCATCCATAAAACCCATATCTGCAGGGTCGTAAGTATTATTACCTGTTTGTTGTGTGAATGATGCCCATACTGTACCATTACGATTTATAATTACATCATAGGGTTCTGTTGATGAGGTTTGTATAGTTAGTTGTTGTAGTATAGTAGGTAAATAACCTTGATTAATTATTATACCAGAACCAGTTACATTAGTAGTTTTAAAGTTAATTGTAGACAAAGGGAATGTATCTACTAAAGTAGGAAATGTAGTAACTTGGTCAGCAGGTTGCACTAACCCTTTTTTTCTATGTAACCACATATGTAGATTATAGAACTCTGCATTGCTTGTACTGAAAAAGTCATCTGTAAAAACTAATGAAGGATAATTGACTGTAATAGCTTCTATTATTTCATATAATCTTATAGCATATTTTAAATCTTTCCAGTAAACACCATTTGAATTAGTACCTCCTCCTGTATGCCAGTATAAATTACCATTGTCAGTACCGTGTGTTTGTGAATCGTAATATAATCTTGATATTGTTCCATTTGCTCCTGATGTAATTAAAGGACATAATATAGCATCACTTGTATTTTGTAATTTTGCTTTTACATTTGCTGCATCATAATTCAAATTATATTGGTCTAAATCACTTAATGCGCCAAGTTTGTCATCTCCTAATATGTCTTTTATGTTTACTGTTTCTCCAAAGAATGTGATACGATAGGCATACGCTTTATTTAGTTTTAAGTCTACGCCATCAAGTCTTATATAACCTTGTTTAAAAGCTACATTGTTTAATTCTATTTTTGCATCTACTTTGTTTCTTGCATCAAAACCTCCAGTTATATTAAAGTTGTAATAATGCTTGAATATTTTATTATTAGTTTTAGAAGCTGGAACTGTAAACGTTTGAGTAAATTCAGTAAATATCTTTGCAGGGTCTTTTATGTTTTGTATTGATTGATTAAACGAAACCTGTTCATCTTTAAATAAGTCAATTCTTTCATCACTAATATATAGTTGTAGTTTCTGCATTATCTAATGTTGTTTATGTAATCAAATGACATATCAAAATCAAATGTATAGTCTATTAGTTTGTCGTTTAGTGAAGTCTTTTTAACCATACTATTTTTTTTAACATTGACAGGAACATATTGTGTTGAATTAGGATTAGTAGGGTCAAGTCTTGTTAACCACACTTGTTCTGACAATAGTAATTGTTCAAACCATTGATTTGCCCATTCAGGATAATAGCCACTACTTAAAGTTATGCTTGTATTTGCTACTGTATTATAATCTTGTTTAGTATGTACATAAGGACTATAAACCCCTGCTGTATTTGTAACAACTCTTTGAAATTGCTCTTGTTTTTTTGTAGTAGTGTTTACAGATTTTAAAAAGAACCATAAGTCTTGTAATGCTCCATACTTATTTACAAATGTAATTTTATGACCGTTGCCATATTTAGTACAATCAATTCTTATTATATTCATTTTAACACCTGCTGGACTTCCTACAATATCTAAAGCTGTAGCTCCATAACTTTGATATCCCATAGTCTCATTAGCATTAATATAAGGAACTGAACCTGCTGTAGAGTTAGGTACATAAATATAATATTCATTATCTGCTATTGTGTGATCAGGGTCTCCACTTATTAACCAAGTTGGTCTTGAGCCAAAAGGAACTGTTGGATTTGAACCCTCCATAAAAGTTCCATAGCCATCGTAACCTACATCTGTTATTGTTGATGTTGTTAAAGCTGTTCCACTTCCATCTGTTGAAGCGTGTGAAGTTAAAGTAGATATAATAGCTAAAGTTTCAGCAGTATAACTACCATCATAAGTTATGTTTATAAAATCTCTACATAGTTCTGCTATTTCCCAAAGCATATTTGCTCCTGCTGTTGCGCCTTTTACTAATGTATATTGTATAGTTCCATCAATACTAATAGTTAGTTTAGCAGAATTTGCTCCTGTACCTGCTGCTGCGTATTTATATTGTGGACTTCTTAATGCTATTGCTGCCATTGTTTATTTTTTTGTTCCTAATATTATTCCTTTTTCTATATCTAATATAAAGTCATTTACTAATTCTTCTGGCAGTCTTTTAAAAGCTGCTTCAAATGGTTTAGTAAAAAAGTATGTAGGTTTAAATCCTTGTGCGTATATACTTCTTTGTAATACAAATGCCATACTCTTATAACTTCCTTTTTTAAATTTACCTTCTTTATCTCTAAATCTTATATTCTTTCTTTGTGCCCAGTCTCTTAAAGGTTGCATTGGAGGCATCTTTTGTTTATAACTAAACTTACTGTTAGGAGCTTTTTGTCTACCTCCTTTTATTAATGCAGGATTAGCACCCTTTACACCTTGATCTTGAAATATACCGTAATCTTCCATATAGAAGTCAAGTATAAATCCTTTTTGTTCTTTATCTAATGTGTATCTTATTGATTCATACAATGCTCCTCCACCTTGTTTGTTTTTAGTCAGTCTTGATCTGGCTTGTTGAACAACATACCTTCCAAAATCATTAAGAGCCTTATTTATATTTTCAAAGTTCATTAACAGATTCTTATATCGTTATAAATTATAATATCCATTGTTGCAGTCCACCCAGCTAATTGGTTTTCAAACCTATCGTAAAATGGTTCACAATTTACAGGACTATCTAATTGATACTGGTCTTTGTATAAAGTACCCATTCTTAAAACTTGTATTACTTTATTTAATACTGCTAATTGTGTGTTAAGTATATCTTGTTCATTATTGTTTCCTATAAACCTATCTTCTGTTGGTAATTTAGATTGATCTACAATATCCATTGCAAGAATGCTTATGTTGAACGTAAGTGTTTGTTCTTCTTGTGTTACGTTGTTGACTATAATGTGAGCAAGAGGGAATATGTCTTGCTTGTTAAGGTTAACATCATATAGGTCTCCTGTAGTTACTGTATTACAATTTATGTCAGCTAAAAGCTGGTCTTTTATTGTTTCAGTTAATTGGTAAAATCCCCTTATTCCTTGTTGGCTCATTTAAACTTACTTTTTATTTGTTTCGATTCTAATTCATTTTTGTCTTTCATAAATGCTAACATCATTAAACACTTATGCATTTCTAATTTTGTGATATCTTCAAATCTTGTAATATCTCCTCCAGCGAGTCCGTAAAGGCTCGAATACCATCCCCACTTTTTTGCAAATCCAGCACGTCCAGAAGTTGTTTCTCCTCCTTGTTCTCCAAATAATTCATCATAGTTTTCGATAATTCTATCCCTAAACGATAAAAAAAAAGTATAGAACCGAATACAGCATCCATAGGCATTGTAGTAATTCTGTCCTTTTTATCGGGGTCATAGTCCTCTATTAAATACTTGTTTCCAAGTTTCTGTTTGATAGGTCTGTATAATACATTCATTGCTATTTCTATATTATCCCAGTCTCCCATATAAGTATCAAGGTCAATATATTCTCCTAATGTAATTTCATCAAGATCAGGAACAAAACCATACTCTACATTGTTAAGCCAGAAGGACTGTACTAAATCAGGCTTCTGTTCAAACATATCTGATATTATTCTTGTGATACGTTCTGCATCTGACAATCTTATGTTAAGAGCATCTTGAGGTTTTACCCTACAAAATATCTCAATCATTTTAGTCTGTATAAAGTTATTATCCTTTGCTTTGTCTTGTGCTTTTAAGAACCTTTGATATTGCTTTAGTGTAATCTCATTAAGTTCGTTAGGAACGTTTATATTAGCTTTCATACTTATATAACGTAATTAAAGTAGGATTTTAGTATAAAAAAAAAGGTGCTATTTCTAACACCCTTTTTCCAAACAAAACAACTCAATTATATAGTCACTCACTATAATATTTATTTTCTTCTTTTATTAATTCTAAATCATACAAGGCTTCATTCATTCTTTCTCTATATTCACTATTAGCCATTTTAGAAGCTGTAAGATCATTTTGTAAACCTGCAACGTAAATTGAATTATCAATAAACGCATCTCTTAATTTTAGAACCTCTTTGTTTTTAGGTTTTGCCTTTAACCACTTTTTAATTAATTCTCCAATTAATATTTGATTGTTGCTGTATTCTAAATCTTGTATGTTCTGTATTTTGTTTCTCATACTGCCATTTCTAACAAATGTAAGAAAAAAAACAATGCAATATAAAATACTGCCCAGCCAATAGCTGCATAACCTGCAATTTTTAAAAATGTTTCTTTGTTTTGTTTTTTAGATATTTTCTTTGCAATGTAATATCTTCTGTTTCCGTTATCTTCGTAATAGTATTTCATTATAATAAAATTAAATTTATAATAGTAGCAATAACTAATAATACAAATGCTACTTTGATTGTGTTAAACATAGCTTCTTCCCTTTTAGGATTACGCCCTTGATTTGATCTATACTGTCTTTTTTTCATAGTATATCGTTTTGATGTTTAAAATCTAAAATGTTTTTATAAGATGTTAATGCCCAGTCTTTGTGATGTGGTTTTAAATCTCCGTGTTGTATCAACATTTTTAAAGTTGTTTCAACATCTATAATTTTAAATTTATCTTCTAATTTTATTTTATTTGCTGCCATTTGTTAAGTATTAAAAAGGGAGCTTTTACACTCCCTGTTGTTATTATTTAAACCATTGATCTTGTGCATCAATTTTTTCTAATCTTTGAACGCTTGTAACATTTATTCCAATTTTTCTTAAATGTTCTTTTGCGTCTGTTGCTGAAAAAATATTTTCTAATACAACAATTATTGATTCTCTTTTTTTGTGATCAACTGCAACACTAATTAAAAATGTGTTACTAAATGTTTCGGTTTCTTCTAACCATTCTTGATGTTTTTCTAATCTATTCATTTTTTGTTTTGTTTTTAAATAACTGCTTCATTGCAATTATACTGCAATATACAACTATTTATTTAATTAACAAAATATTTAATAACTTTTTTTATAAAGGTATTGTTACAAAGGTTTTGCCAAATCTCCAATTAAAAGAGTCTGTTAAAACTAAACCTGCTTTATTTGATTTAATCCAAGCGACCTTTCCCTTATGTATTCTACCCTGATAATAAACGTTAAGTGTTTGTCCTGTTTTGTATTTCATAGATGCAATATACAAAATAAATAACAAATCTGTTAATAAAGTTTATTCAAACTCTATAATATCACACTCTCTACAGTAGTAGTAGTCCTTATTGTCTTTACCTGAATATATAGTCATTGTCTGTTTACATTTTTTACATTCCATATCATTGTATATAATATTTACCCCTATTGGGATTCTGTAGCTGGTAGCTTACTGCATATCTAATTGCGTCAATAAGATGGTTATGTTTATCTATTGGTGTGTTAGATTTCTTCTCAAGCCAACTATAGTTGTTTAGTTCTTTGATTAAGTTTATGCTTTGTTCATCTACTATTAAATCATAGTCTTGTAATAATGATATTCCATAAGTTATAGAACCAGCTCCTTTTATTGAAGAAACTATATTACACCCTTTTTGTTTTAATTCATAGATCAGTCTTTTTTCTGCTGCATCTCCAATTATTAAATTGTCTGTAGCGTGTTTCATATTTAAACGTGCTATTTCTGTTGTTGTTAAACCATTTAAGTAAAAACATTCTTTTAGATAAATAATCTTTCTTGTTGTATCTATATTAGTTTCTACTAATGTGTTAGGGTCATTAAATCCAAAGTCTTGACCAAATACACTAACGCCTACTTTTTTAAATTCTCCTATTGACCAGTTAGTTAATATAACACCTTCAGCTTTGTTAAGCCACCCTCCAAGCATTTGATGTTTATATTTTTCTGGTCTACGTTGTTTAATGTTCTCTATTTGGTTTATATAACTTTCTGATAGGTTCTTTAAGTTATCTAAATAGGTAGTGTGTATGTAAGTGATATTATCTTTTGATTCATTTGTGCCTTCTTGTATTCCTTTATCTTCAAAGAATCTTTTATATATCCAATGTTCTTTAGTTGTAGGATTTAGTATTAGTATCACTCTATTATGTTTGCCTTGTTGTCTTACTGATAAATCTATTTTGTCAAATGTATCTTCATTAGTAAGTTCTTCTGCTTCGTCTAATACAAAGGTTGTAACCCCTTGTAATGACTTTAGATTAGCTGTTTGATCTCCACTTGATGTTTTGATACCCTTAAAGATTATCTTGCTCCCAGAACGCTTATTTCTTATTTCATCTTTTGTGATATAAAAGTCATCAAAGATTTTAAGCAATTCAAGTTTTTCAATAAATTCAGGAATAATAGAAATATAAGTAGAAGATAAAGTGTAACGAGTAAACAGTATAGTATGTCCAGCTTCATAAGTTAAAAGAACTAATAAGAGGTTTATGGAGAATGATTTACCAGACCCACGTCCTCCAGTTACAATAAAGTACCTCCCGTCTGATTCAGCAATAGGAGCATACTTTTTATTTATTTCAATCACTTAAATTTGATTAGGTCTCTAAAGTTTACATTAAAGCCATCACTTGAAGATATGTCTACAGATTCTTTAGGTTTGCCATATCTATAACCGAAATATAGATTCATAGCTCTACTGTCTCCTTTTAGTATTTGTTTACCTAAAGTTTTAATTACTTCATCATTATCTATTAAGGCATCAAGTTTTTCAATCAGCTTTAGTTCGTCTGCTTTTTTAGGTCTCCCTGCAAAGCCTTTTGTCGAATGTCCTCCATTGTTTTTTCTATTATCCACAATTAATAAAATATTAATTAATTAATTTTATATATCTATATAACGTAATTTTTAACTTATTTTAAAATAATCTTTTTTGTGCCTTATGTTGTTCTATTCTTTTTAGTGCAGCTTCATAGTAATCTTTGTCTATTTCATAACCAGTAAAATTAAAATCTAAATTATGACAGGCAATAGCTGTAGTTGCACTTCCTAAATAAATATCTAATACATTTAAATTTTTTGGAAAACATTTCAAAATATCTGATACCATTTGTAATGGAAATGCCCTTTTGTGCTTATTTTTTGTTCCTTCAGGTTTCCAATAATTTACATCACTTATATTAATATTGTTTTTAAATTTAGTTTTTTTGTTTTTTGTTAACCAATATATTCTTTCTGTAAATGGATAAAATCTAATTTTATCAAAATTCTGACTTCTATTTACCCAAACTATTTCTTGTTTGATTTTCCATTTACTTTTAAATAACCATTCATAAGGAGATATTTGAAAACCATCTTTTATTCTATTTTTATGATTATAAAAAACACTTCCATCATCTTTTATAATTCTATATAATTCATTTAATACTTGTATTTGTTTTTTTTGATAATCACTTTCTTTATAATCGTCCTTGTAAGGATTAAAATAATTATTCCCTGTATGATGTTTATTTCCTAAATTATATGGAGGACTCGTAATGCAAATGTCAAAAGCATTATTTGGGGTTTTTTTCATAGCCTCTAAACAATCTTGATTGTATATCATTCTGTTCCTGATATTATGTCTTTTTTTGGTCTGTCTTGTAGTAAGCTAAAGCCTAATAATAAATAGTTAATAGCATCTGCATATCTTGTTTCTAATGGTTCTGCTTGATGCATAGTAGGGTCTCCTGCGTGTGCAAGTATTGATTGTATGTGTTTATTAAAAAATACTGCCCATACTTCCATTGGTTCTATGCCTATAAACTTTGCAGAACATTTAAAGTTGTGTAGTATATCTAAATTTTTTTGTGTGTATTCAGGTTGTTTAACATCCATTATTTGTTGACAGATGTCTAATAGATATTTTTTTGTTTCTTCAAATTCTTGTTTAGTCATAATTTTGTATTGCTTTTTTTATGTATTCGTATATATCTAATTGATTAATAGCATTGTTAAATTGTAATTCTACTATTTCAAATTCAATGTCATTATCTTTTTCAATGTCATCTTCTAATTCTTTTATCAATCTTTTTTGTTCCCAGATTTTAGATTGAACTTTTAATAAGGATTGTTCTTTTAGTTTATTCCCCTGCATAAGCTGTTGTGCTATCTCTATACTGCCATTCCCACCCCTTAATCATTAATTCCATTCTTGTAATAAATTCTCCTTCTCTTGCTTTTGGAACTTGATTTATTAAATCTATTATTTTAGATTCATTTGGTTTTGTATTTAGTCTTTCTATTTCTGCTTCAAGTTCTTTACATTTAAGTTCTAAATAAGTTTCCCTGTTTATTCCTTTTATATTCATAGAAGTTTTTAGAATAATCATTTCTTCTATTTCTTGTATTCTTTTATTTGTAGACTTATATAGTTCATAGTTTTTTAATGACCATATAATAGTTGCGTGGTTTATACTTGAAGCACTATCTTCAAAGTATCTTGACATTTCAGTCAATCCCATATCTAATTTGTTTTTTAATATGTAGAAGAATAACGATCTCATTTCTACTACTTCTCTTTTTCTTGATCTTTCAAATATATTAATACCTGATAGCTCTATTACTTTTTCTGCTATCTCGTTTTGAACAAACCATTTGTTTTCTTTAATCATTTCTTAATTTTAATAGGTTATAACATTCTGCGTATTTCTGTCTTGCCTTACCTTTGTATTCTTGTTTAAATAATTCGTATAGTCTTTTAGTGTATTGATATTTACTTTTGCAATCTTGAAAATATTTTTCTGCAAACTTTTTACCTTTACCTTTAAAGTAGTTTACGTTGTCTGCTGTATCTCCTACTATCATTTGTTCATAAAAGTTGTATAATGCTTCCTGTTCACTTATGTCTAATACCTTTCTTGTTTTATAGTGATAATTATACATTAAGCAAGGGAATTGTTTATAGTCCTTGTCAATGCTTACAATCATTACATTATCCCTTCCAAATTCATTTGATAGTGTTTGCCAGTATTTAGCTACAAGATCATCAGTTTCTAATCCATATACAAATTTACTGTCGTATGTATCTTTAACGTATTGATGCATATCGTGTAGTAATGGAGGTAACTCTTGTTTTTTTCTGTTTGCTTTATATACTGGTGTTAGTATTTTTCTAAAGTTTCCTTTGCTTCCATTAAATGTAATCACTTTGTCTATTTCGTATTGTTCTTCAAGATCATTTACAATCTTCATAAACTGTTCATCAAACTTTACAATAGAATCTTCTATGTCTCTATAGTAAGGGTCTTGGTTTTCTTCATCTCTTGTTCTGTAACAACTTGCGAAGATTAAGCTGTCTGCATCTATTAACAATATCATTTAATAAAAATACTTAATTAAACGATATAAACAAAATATTTAATAAGGTTCGTTAAGATTAATTCTTGTGGCTTGATTTTCCTTGAGTAAGTAAACAGGTTTGAGTAATCTTTTTTTAGTCCATAATGTAGTATCTGGACAGTACATATCTACTGTTTCTGGAAGTTCTAATGCATTTAACCAGTATAGATAATTACCTTTAGGGTCATTAACGAAATATAGCTTGACCACTTTTTTATCCATTTTCATTAATGCATCATATTTATATTTTTCTAACATTTTTTCTTCATAGTATTTGTTTCTAAATTTCATTTCTATAACACAAGGATTTCCATTTTTCGTGAATCCACAAGCGTCATAATGCTTAAAACCATCTCCAGTCCATTCTAAATCCCAGCCATCCATATTTAAAAAAGCAACTAATACTTTTTCAAATTTTTTTATTGTTTCAATCCCCATTGTTCCAAACAATATTTAATTCTTGAATCCATTTGTTAATTTGCTTGGGATTACAGGTGCAGGGATTTGGTAGGTTATGTCCGTATATTTTCCTGTGCAGGTTACAAACCATTTCAAATTCTTCACGACTAATGGTTGATTTTTTTGAAAGCCTAAATTTTTCCCAGTCTTTGAAATCATATTTATTAAATTTTACCATCTTTTTATTTTTATCTTATTTAAAGAATCACGTCTTTCATTACATCCACAATCTTCTTTACCTAATTTCTTTGCAATGTATTTAGCTATGCGTTTGCCTTGACCTATAGTTATTATGCTTATTATTTTTTCTAATAAATCTCCTAATTTCATAATAATTCTTGTATGTCAGTTAATAAATCGTTTCTTATTTCATAAGTATCAGTTTTCATTTTAAAAGACGTATCGTTACTTCTTTTTCTTATTGTACCTTTCTTATAAAATATTGCGTTCTTAAATAAATCTGTTTTTGTAATCCATCCACATATATTAAGGTTATTTGTTTTTTTATTTAAGCTGTTAAATATATATATATCACAATCATAAGTTTCTTGAAAGGCTATAAAATTATGTACAAAATAATCTTTAACATCTACTGTCCTTCCCATAGTTTTTACATCAATTTTGTTTGTGCGATGTATGAAATCATAGCCACCATCAAAACCATTTTCAAACGTATGCTTTTTCTTAAATATTTTTTTAGTTAATACTTCTCCAATCAAACCTACAAACTGTTCTTCTTTATTTCCATTAGCAGAATGTCTGTTACCCATATTATTATTTTTCAAATAATTCCAACATTTTAATTTAAGTTGTTTAGGAATTTCTATTGTCATAATAATTTTTTTAGTTTCTCTTTTACTTTCTTATAAGTATTATAAAGTGAGTAGTAAGGTATGCCTGACTTTCTTGAAAGCTGCGCAATACTTTCGCCACCTTCTATGATCTCAAATATCTTTTTATCATACCAATACATATTGTTTAGTTCATTTTGTATTGAAGCATAGACTTCTTCATAATTAGCTGCATCAAAGTCTGCTAAAAAATCCCTCATATTGTCTATAGATAACGTATTGACTTTAGCCTCTTTGCGTTTTAAATCAAGGAACAAAGATTTTAATGTTTTAAAAATATAGTAATAATTATAGTCATCTCCAAAATCAATATCTAATCCTTTGTTTATTCTTTTTTGAATTTTGATGTACATTTCTTGTGTAATATCTTCTGCTGTTTCTTTGTTACAGCCAAAGGAGCAAACAATGTCAATCCATACTTGATGCTTTTTATAGATGTCCGATAAGTAGTTTTTCATAATTTAGTTTTCCAAAGGGTCATATAAATCCCCAATGATTTCAGGTAGTTCCATTTCATTTACCTTAAAACTAAATGTCTCAAACGCATAACCTCTGCTTCTTTTGCATTTAACTGTTATCCATTCTTTATTAACTGTGTTTGCTTCTAATTGTATTTGTAGTTCTGCTTTTTTTTCTAAAAAACTTCCAAGATGACCTGTAGGTTTATCACTTCCAAAGTTAGAATGTATCACGCACATAATATGTATGTTATATTTAGATGACCATTCCATAAGTCTTTGAACACAAGCATTAGATTCTTCAATGTTATTAACGTCTGCACATAAGTCTGCAATACCATCTACAATAAGTAAACCAGCATTTTTAGCTTTATGTTCTAAACAATAATCTATAAATTCTATTCTGTCTTTATAACCAATAGTTCTTAAACCATAAGTTAAGTAGTCGTCTGATGTTCCTGCCATTTCAGCAATTCTTTTAAATACTCTTTGACAATGCCACCGACCTTGTTCTGTATCTATGTGTATTAACTCTTTGCCTTGTCTATGTCCTTTTAAATTACCTCCGAAATGATTTTGGTCTGATAAGTAAACTGATGCAAGTAATGATATAAAGAATGTCTTTTTAGTCTTTGGAGGAGCTTGTATAAAACTAAAGTTCCCATAAGTTCCTAAAGGTATTGGTAAAAGCATATCTTTATTTCTTCCTTTTATTAATGTTTCTCCAAAAGACAATGCTACTGGAGGATATTCTAATTTTTCATTTACATCTATTGTACAATCTTCTTCTATTGATTGCATTGCAAGATATTGTACTGTTTGTTGTTCGTCTAGTCTTAATTGCATTTATATAAATATATAAAAAAAAGGGGTCGTTTAAAACCCCTTCAAAAAAATAAATTTTATTTTGTTTTCTTAAAATGGTAAATCATTAGATACTGGAGCTGTAGTATTCTCTTGTTCTCTTTCAGCTAACTTAATAATGTCGTTAGTCCATACTACTTTACCGTTACCAAGATAGTTTCTTTGTACTTTGGCATCTCTTTCTTCTTTTGTTTGAGAATCCATTAAAGCTACGTTGTTTCCGTATCTTGTATCGTCATTTACTGAAATAGTTAAGTTATAATAAACTGCACCATCTTTACCTTTGATAAATTTTTCTTTAGGTAATTTATCGACCCTAATACTCGCATTGATAATTGCACTCATAATTTATTGATTTTAATTAATGTTTTCTTTTGTAATCCATTTGCCTTGATGGTCAATAACTGTATAGTTATGTTCCGTTAATAAAACTATAGCTTTGTTTATTTCTTTAGCTGTTTTTCTATAGTGATTAAATATTTGATTCTCAAATGGATGATGATCTTTTTCTTTGTATATTTTGTCAGCCATTGTTTTTAATTTTATTTATTAATTCTTCTTTTGTAGTTTTCTTTTTAAATGAATCTGATTCATCTTCTCCAAACACTCCAAGTTCATAAAACCCTGTTAGTTTTAGTACAGCTCTTGACATAGCTCTTTTTTCTGCCATTTCAGCGACATACCAGCTTTGACAATTACCTTCGTTATACGATGCACCTTTTAAAGCAGAACCAAAAGTTATAATCTTTTTATTGTTTTTAGTTGCTATTGCTTTAAATACTGCAAAGTTAGTTTCACATTTAATTACTTCATAGTCTATAGAGATTTGTTCTATAGCTTGAATCTTGTCGATTCCTTGTCTTGTAATTATTGTGTAATGTTGATGTTTAAAAAAGTCATCTTTAGATAACTCGTACTTGTGATAAAGTTCTGCTAATTTTTCTTTGTTCATAATCTCATTAAGTTATTAGAATGTTCAACTTCGAGTTTAGCTTTTAAAACTTCATTTTCTTGTTCAAGTAAATCATTTTTCTTATTTAACTTTTTGATTTCTTGTTCTTTGTTTTTAATAAAGTTTTGGTAAAATCCTACCTGAACATAGTGTTGTTCATAGGGTATGGTTCTGTTTTTAGTCATATATATAATTTTAAATGAATTATAAATATAAACAATTTTTTTAATAAATAAGCAAAAAAAAAGGGCTAAAATAAATTAACCCTCTTTTATACAAGACAAATGTAACAGAACACTATAAATATAGAAATTAGTTTAACTCTTTTATTAACATATTATAACGATTTATTAACTCGTGAATTTCAGGTGTGGAGAATTTAGTTATTTGTTTTGCTTTTAAATAAAGTGATTCAGCACACCCTTCTCCAAATTCCATATCAAGATTTTTACCAAACACATAAGATTCTCCATAATTAAAGACATTGCATTTTGCACATTGTACTTGACAATTTATTTTATCCCAACGAGTAGAATAATATTTACGACTTTGAAAATGACCACATTGTAATTTTTTCCAATGATCTTTTTTGCCACAAGTAAAGCATTGTGCTATTCCATTTTTAGCATAACGTTGTCTAATATATAAACTGAATACTTTGTCAAGTTTTTTAATTAGTTTACTTCTTGTTAATTTTTTCATTTGTAGGTATAACGTTATTGCATTTACTACATAAGTAATAATAACCATTTTGATTACTACCTAAATATAGCATTTTGTATTTACATTTTATACAATTCATAATAACAAAAAAGAAAGAAAAAGAAAAAGGACAAAAAGAAAAAGAAAGAAAAAAGCCTACAAAAAAGAAATAATTTAATTACCTGTTCCAAGCACCGTCCATCTTTATTAGGTTGTGCAAGTTTTGCTATAAGCTAAACAAATATATAAAAATATTATTTACCTTGACCTTTATATTTCTTAAAATAGTTTTTAGAGCTTTTTAAGGCACTCATTTTACTTTTAGCGTGTATTCCCTTACGCTTCTTTGATTTGCTCTTATATGTGTTTATATTAATTCCTTTAGACATTATTTCTTAATGATCTTTGCTGTTTTTTCTATACCTCTTGATGTAAAGTAAAACCCTAAACTCATTATAACTATCTGACCAAGTAAGTCTACATATTGATTAGCTATGTTAAATTCTCCTATGTTACCGTCTATTAAAGCAAATAGAGTATATAGAACCAAAGAAAATATAGTTAGCATAGGTCTTATATTCTTCGACAAAAAACTATCAGACTGCATATCTGCTGCGTGTCGATTTGTTATTTCTCTTTCAAGATCAAGTTCAGCTTTTATAAATATCTGCTCCATCTCTTTTTCAAATTGAGCTTTTTCAACTTTACTAAAAGTATGTTTGTCTATAATACCAGATATTTTTTCTGCTATACTACCTCCTGCTCCTCCAAATAGTTTTGCTAAAATATTTTTCATAACTTATTTTTAATATAATTAGTGTTATTATTATTGTAAAAATGTTTAGATGACTTTCGCCACATAAACCAAAAAGATGTTTTATAAATTCCATAATTTAATTTTTCATTTTAACCTTATTTTCATTTACTTCTAATCTTGATATGTCTTTTGATTCAGATTTAAACGAATTGTTTGAATTGTTAGAACTATTAGAACTGTTAGATTCGTAAGTCTTATGATTTGAATATACGTTTGTGTTATATCTCCAGCCATTGTAATAATAAGAATCGTAAAAATTACCGTAAGAAGGATATATTGTTTGATAAATATTAGGTCGTATTCTATTTATTGGTATTAGTAATGTATCTCCTTCTGAAGTAACTGCCAAAACGTGCTTTATAGTAGGTTGTGGTGTGTATGTTCCACAACTAACAATTAACAATAAAAAAACTAATATTTTCATTCTTTTGATATAATGTTAACTGTTTCTTGTATTTGTTGTTTTGTAGCTTGTATTTTAAATGATAGGTCAGCTACATACTGCATTCTAACTTTACCATTTTTATCTATTATAGCAATTACTGGAACTGATGTTATGTTTTTTCTTATGTCTGCTGGTTGGTCTTTTAAGTAACTAAATTTAATTACAGCATTTTTTATGCTTGATAAATCATAATTGTTTTTATAATTCCATTTTGCATTAATTTGTAAAACAGTTGTTTCTTGTGCATTCAAAGAACACACCAATAATACAAAAAGAACATATAGTAAATGTTTCATCTTCTAAATACTTTAATTTCTAAATCTTTAATTGATTCTTTATTTTCTTGTATATCCTCTTTTAAATTTTTTGTGAGGTTATCTATTTGTATAACGTTAGAACGTATTAATTCGTCTTTAAGCTGAAACTCCATTCTTTGTACAAATTCATCTCCACTAAAAGAATCTATTTTGTTTTGTAAATCAGATATTTCGCCTTGTAATGTGAACCACATACTTGCAAGAGATACTGCACCTCCTACAATCATTGCAATAGTTTTTAAATCAAGTTGTACGTTTGTATCTTCACTAATCTTTGTTGCCATTTATTTTTTGTCTATTTGTTTTAGTTTACTTATTGCCCAATTTATTCCTGCTGAACCTCCCCAAGCATCCCACATTATACCACCACATCCTTCAGAATAAGGAACATCTTTATGTTGTTGATGTCTTTTAAATGATGCCATACGAGCTATAGTATCTCTTGTTATGTTTTTTTTGTCTGCTAATTGTCTTGCTCTTACCCAGCCTACTTGTGTTCCACATTTAGAACCATTTTTTTCTTTAAATGCTATAGCTCTTTTTGCATTGTTACTTGCACCTTGTGGGTAGTCATTATATGATTCTAATTCTACCGAACCCTTAAAAGCATCATAACACATTGCTATTGCTTGGTCTTTATCGTGGTATTTCATAAGTTCTGGAACACAACGCATCATAAAATTCTTTTGTTGTTCTCCTTGCTTTTTTTTAGGTATCGGCATTATTATAAAATTTAAAATGTAATACTATAAATACTACATAAATGTTTAACTCTGTAAAGTCAGTATGCTCATCTTCTGGCAAATAACTAAAACCAATTAATATGCCAAGAGCAAATCTTTCAATTATAGCAAATTCTACTTTTTTCATTTACAGCTTTTACATTCGCCTGTATAAGTGTAGTATCTGCCTTTACGTTTTATTTCTAAAACTTGTTTTCTGTTTTTCTTTTTATTCCAACTAACGTGAATCCATTTAGGTTCGCCTTCTTCATTAGGATATTCGTTTATTAAAATATCAAAGTCTAAATTGTCTTTTATGTAATGAAGCATTTCTAAATTAGTTTTGCCACCTAAAGAATCTAAATCAATAGCTAAACCGTCTTTATGAGCAGATGAAATAGCACCACCAATTCTTGAATTTAATTCTTCTGATCTATAAAAGCTGTTAATTCTTATAGGGTGGTCTACCCATTCTCTTAATGGCTGAAAGATTTTTTCTGCTATTAACTCCATATTTTCAATATGTTCTTTTTTAGGTTTATTTGATATACCTAAACGTTTTGCTGTTTCGGAACGTACTGCTTCCTTATAGCTTATGTTTTCGCTTATTTTCTTCATACATTAAATACCATTTGTGAGTTGTGTACAGGATTGTAACTGTAAGTAGTATTATTTTTAACACCATATCAATATTTGTGAAACTCAACGTGAAAGCTGAAAAATTAATTGCATACAACTTCATATCCTGTAAACTCATTATTTATCTTCTTTGATTTCTTCATATGACCCATCTTTTAGGTCTATGTTTATTTTACCATATTTTTCTTCTAATGATTTCTTTGATTCTTCTTGTTTAGAAATTTCATCAGCGTACATATGGTTTAAGCTATGGATTTGTGTACTTAACAATCCTATGTCGTGCTTAATAGCATTTAGCTTACCTTGTTGTTCTTGTAATTCTTTTAATTCTTCTTTTGTAATTTTTGACATTTTATTAAATTTATGATTAAGATATAAATATACTAATTTTTACATTTACATTCTTGTTTCAATTTATCTACTTCTGCTTTTAGTTCTTGTATTGACTTAACTAATAATGGAACTATTTTAGAATAATCAACTGACTGCATTTCTTCTGCATCTTTTTCTCCTACAACTGCTTGAGGTAAAACTTCTTGCAGTTCGTGAGCCATAACTCCATAACTTCTACTTTCATCTGTTTTCCATTTAAAGTCATAAACAGGTATTTTAGAAACCATATCTAAACCTGCAAAGTTTTGTAAATCTTCTTTTAACCTATAATCTGAAGATGTGTTATAAGATGTTGAAGTTCCTGAATAACTTATTGTCCCTGTTACACCTGCGCTTCCTTTAAATTGAACGTGAGTACCTGCATATTGTGTTGATTCTATTCCAAGAGCATAAGTTATAGACGCATTATTATTATATATATGAAATTTAGTATTTGTATTTATTACATCATCTATACAAACTCGACCTGAACTATCAATACGCATTCTTTCTGTAGCATCTTTTGCTGAACCTGTATTGCTTACATTAAAAGTTAAAAAGCCACGACTTGAAACCATCATTTGACTACTCGCATCTCCCATATTTCCAATAGCAAATTTATTGCTACCTATATCGGCTCTAATTTCTGTTACTGTTGGAACAGTTATAAGCGTATCTGCAACACGCATTCTTTCTGTTGCTCCTGTAAAGAATTTTAACATATCGTTATGTGATATAAGTAAAGCAGCATCATTTGCAGCTAATTCAGCCTCATTAGTACCATTAATTTGGAAATCTAATCTTGAATTACCTCCAGCTATACCATTAATAGTTAATGATTTTTGGTTAGTAAAATTATTAGGACTACCACCAATTCCTACGTTTCCAGAACTGTCTATACGCATTCTTTCAGTTGCGCCAGAGCCACTATCAGTTCTTAATATAATATTTTCATTATCAGCGTTATTTGATATAAAAAGACTACCTGCATTATTATCAATATTACTATTTCCTGTTGTACCATTATGATATATGTCTAAATCATTTCCTGTACCTAATCTTATTTTTTTATCATTACCTAAAGAGACATCTCCTGCAAAAGTTGCGTTATTGTTTGTATTTAATTGTAAAGCTACACCACTTCCTGTTGAACATAAAAACTTAAATTCCCCATTATCATTTATAATATCCCAGTCATCTTGTTGTAAATCTGTAAAACTTAATTTTGGTATTGTTGATTGTATTGCTACATCTCCTGTAAAAGTTACGTCATTGTTATTCGCCATTTTAAAAATGACGTTTGAAGTAGTTTCATTATAAAAATATAAGAAAGCAGAATCGTGTTCAATAGAAAAATTATTTGCACCTGTTCTTCTAAAAGCTATTTTTTTATCATTTCCAACATTATTACAAGTAATTAATCCTGCAAAAGTTGCATCTTGTGACGAATCCAGCGTAAGAGCTGTTGTCGCACCAGTTTGCAATATCATTTCGCCTGAACCTGTTGTTTCTATTCCAACTTCATTCCCGTTACTTTCTAAAATATAAGATGCTCTATGACCACTCGTAGAAGATGTGTCTACTATAGCTCTAACGTGTTCAGTACTGGTTACAATTAAAGCATTAGCTGAATCATTATTGCTTGCAGCACCCCCACTACAAGTAACAGTTCCTGCAAAAGTTGTGTTTCCATTATTAAAAATTTCAACAATATCTAATCCATTTCTACCAATTCTTAATTTTCCTGCTGCACCTATATTTTCTATAAACCAAGTTCTATTTGTAAATGAAGTATTAGAAGTATCAAAGAATATAGCAGGTCTTCCTGCACCAAAACTTCCTAATTTAATTTTATCTGCTGTTTCACTTGCTGCAGTTGTATTTGATAAATTAATTACCTGTACACCATAAGCAGTAGTTTCTAATTTACCTATGTTATTATTATATAAGCCTACACTACCACTTTCATTTGCAATTATCATATTAGATTGGTTAGCACCTTGTAATCTAATTGAGGATGACCCCCTTAACAATAAATTTCCTGTACCTGTATCTGCAATTATAGAATCTGTTCCATCGTGATATATTTGTAGGTCGTTTCCTGTTCCTAATATTAATTTTTTATCATCTCCTAAATGAACATCTCCTGAAAAAGTTGCGTTTCCATTATTTGCACCACTTAAAGTTAAAGCAGTAACATTACTTCCATTATCATTTACTCTAAATTTTATGTCTTGGTCAGATACGTTATTTACTAAATATAAATTTGTTCCTGTATCTTTTTCAATATAACTATCATTACTTGAATTTAAATTTATAATACTATATAAACTTGAAGAATTTACATTTAAATCTCCACCATTTACAGTAACATCTCCTGCAACTAAAGTATTTCCACTTGTAGCATTTACTGTAAACTTATTTGTGTTTATTGCTAAATCTCCTGTAAAAGCAGTATTTCCACTTGCTGCAGCTACTGTAAATTTATCTGTATTTACTGCAAAGTTACCTGTTGAACTTAAAAAACTATTTGTTGCCAAAGAACCATCTACCGTAATTGCTGTTCCTGATTCTGAAACTATTGAATCTGATATTACACTTGTTGATGACCATTTAGTTAAGTTACCTGTTGTTCCTGTTCCGTCTACTTGTGAATGATCTAATTTAGTCCATTGATTGTTTGCACCTGCTATAACCCAGTCTCCTACAGTCCAGTTAGATATACCATTTAATGTAGTAGTACCTCCAACACTTACAACATAATAATGACCTTGTGTTATAAAAGGACTATTGTCTATTGTATAGGCTTCTCCTGTTAACATTATATCTGCACTTAAAGAAAGTGTTGTATCACTATCTACGTTTGAAACTAATGCAGTTTGACCATCTACTTGATTTACTACTTGATCTCCTACCGTTACTGTACTTGTAAAACTTGCCGAACTATCTACTAATTTATTTGCTGTTGTTGAAGTTGTTGTTCCGTTTGCAGCTTCTCCACCCCCAGAACTTAATACTGGAGAATTAGTATCTGCATCCCAAGAACCCATAAATCTTAAACCACCTGCTAATCCATTTACTTGTGATTGTAGTTTGCCAAATCCTTCAACTATTGTATCTGTTGCTAAAACAGAACTTGCAGAAGGAGAAGTTAATCCTGTTAATACTTTATTTGTTACTGAATTATTGTCTAACGTTACTGCACCACTTACATTTCCTGTTCCGTCTACACTTGATATTGTTCCTGTAGCTTGACCTGTTAAAGATAAATCCCTTGCAGTTTCCCAAGCAGTAGCTGTATCTGCGTTTCCTGTTAAATCTCCAGTTACATTTCCAGTAACATTCCCTGTCACGTTTCCAGTAACATTTCCTGTAAGATTACCAGTTACATTGACATTTACTGTACTTGGTAAACCTATTGTTACTGCCTGACCAGAACCTGATGTTTCTATTTCATTTGTTGTTCCTAAAACACTAAATGTTTGTGAATTTAAAACTACTGCACCACTTCCTGAATCAGTTGTAAAATCTAAATCACTTGCATTGTTTAAACCTTTTACATAAGCAGTTGTCGCTACTTTTGTTGAATCGTCACTTGATGCTTGTGTTGTTGCAGTAACACCATTAGCTAATACAGATGTTGCAGTTACATTACCTGTTAAGTCTCCTGTAACGTTACCCGTTACGTTTCCTTGTAAGTCTCTATGTACTGTTGCAGGTAAACTTAAACTTAATCCTTGACCAGAAGCTGCAGTTGTTATTTGATTTGTAGTACCTGTTATTGCAAATGTTTGAGTATTTAGGTTTACATCTCCTGTTCCACTATCTCCACTAAAGTCTAAATCAGATGCTGCATCTAAAGTATCTACATAAGATGTTGTAGCTATTTTTGTAGAATTATCTCCAGCACTTTGTGTAGTTGCAGTTGAACCATTAGGTAAAACAACACCACTTGAATTTAAAGAAATAGTAAGTTTTTGATTTAATGCTACTGTTGTTATTTCGTTTGCAGTTCCAGCAATGTCTAATAATTGGCTATCTAAATCTACAGAACCATTACCAGTATCTCCTTCAAAGTCTAAATCTTGCAATGTAACGTGACCTTGTACATAATCTATAATAGCAGCAGTCGTTGGTATAGAGGTATCGTTATCGTTGTTTAAAACGCCATCTGCAGCATCTACAAACTTGCTTATAATTATATTTTCGCCTGTATCTTTTAAAGAGCCAAATTCTAATATAGCAGTAACTTTAAAATCTCCTGCTGTATTCATAAATACCCCACTTGCTAATCCTGTACCGTCTGTTAGCTCTTTTAAACTTGAAGTTAAAGCAGCATTATCAATAGTTTTGATTAAACCTGAATAAGTATCTGATATTCTTGTGTTAAATAGACTTGCCATATTTTTTATTTTTTATTTCTTGTTTCTTTAAAAACGTTTTCAGTTTTTCTATATTTTTTTGTTTTGGTTTATATCTCATAATACCCAGCCATTAAATAATGCATCATAGTCAGGATAAATGTCGTCATTTGTATTACTTGTGTATTCGGGATAATCTGATTGATTAAATGACATAAAATCAATGAAACGTCTCGAATAATATTCCATAAATTCACGAGCTTTATCTACTAAATAATCTACTTCGTTCTTACTTACTGTTTCGCTTGTTTCTGATCTATGTTTAAATACACCTCCATTTTTTATAGCATAACTTGCAAATGGAATATAATATACTTGAGCTGCCCATATTAACATTGGCTGTAAATATGTGTTTAATAATGTTTTATATTTAGCATTAGCTACGTCATCAATTTCTCCATTAGCAATTAATGTAGATATTTTATTGTATAAGTCTGTACCTGTATAGTTTTGTATATCTATTTCTTGAGCTATCTTGATAAACTGTATAAATTTATCAGTATCTACGTTGCCATCTATTATGGAATTTCTAACTAAATCGGTTCTATTTATAAATAATGCTGTTGCCATAATTTTCTATTTTGGGTATGCTCCTTGATTAGGCATATTAACTGGTGCTATTTGTGATTGTTTAGTTCCTCTTGGATTCTTAATATAAGTTTTAGGTATCGTTCTTGTTTTCTTGTAATCACTTAAATCTTTAGATGGTTTTGTGTTTTTCTTTAAACGATATAATTGTCGCATCCATTTATGTCTACAATAAATTCCACCTTTAAATTTGAATAAATCGTATGGTCTACCTTTATGTCCTAATTCTTTGTTAACTCCTTCTCTTGTTGCTTTGTCAATATCTTCTAATCTATATACAATGCCTGATTTAGATAAACGCATCATATTTTCACAAAAATCTCTTGTTGAATTACTTGGTTTTTTAGAACCTACTACATACTTATATCTAATCTTATAGTTTTTAGAATCTAAATAACTAAAGCCATCAGGTTTAGCAGTAATTTCATCTTTTAATTGTTGAAACAAACTCTTTTTTTCATCAATACATATATTAGCCCAGTCCTCATTGCTTATGTCAGAACCTTCTTGTAATTCGTCAACAAGTTCCCATTCGTCATTTATTACTTCGCCTTTTAAATTTTCTAAAATAACTTCTCCAAGTTCACTTGACATTTTAATAGGAATACAATTAGGCACTAATCTACCGTTCTTAACTTTCATCCCATATTGTTCATAACCTGCTTGACAAGGTTTTTTTAAATCTATTTCATCGTGTGATTCACAAGGCATATACCAAACCTTATCTCCTTCTTTGTGTTCGTGATGACCAGAACACCCCATTTTTTCAGCTTGTCTTTCTGCTTCTTCTTTAGTTTCGTAAACTTCTAATCCGTGTATTTCTTTAAGATCAGTAGACATTTTAATTCCAGTTTCTTCTTCTATTTCTTCATCTGTTTGTACGCTTCTGTCAACATCAGTAAATTCTAATGGCTGTAACGTGATAAAGTAGAGGTTTAAGGCGATATTATTGTAAGCAAGTATATTATCAAAGCAGTCTATTAAAAGTTCCTGAAACGGTCTTATAACCGTGTTATCCATAAGTAAAGATGCTGTCTTTATTTCATCTGCATTGTTTCCAAGACCTGTATTGTCTTTTATACCTAAAAGCATAGGACTTACTACCCTATGAGCTACTAATACTTTACTTTGTGATTCGTCACTTAAGAATTGGTATTGATTGTGAGCATCTGATAATTGAACAGGTGTTATTTCTGCTTGTGCTTCTTTATTGTCGTTAAATGATAATATAAATTTACCTGCATTACTTGTTCCACTAAATTTTTGTGCAATACGTTGCTCTATTAGTTCTCTTTCTTGTGGATTAGGTGTTCCATTATTGAAATTTATAAGCATTGAAGGACTTAAACCATTCATTATATTGTTTAAATGATAGTTACTAATCTCCTCCTCAAGTTCTGCATATTGTATTCCACCTTGATAATCTACAGGTGCATAGTAGTAAAAGCCTGATTTATAAGGTTTTACATAATATATTTCTATGTTTTCTTTTGACATTCCATAAGCTGGTATTCTTAATGGCTTATCACTTGGTTTTAATTTCGACCAATCTTTAAAATAATAGTATGCTGGTATATCTCCATCTTCATTACATTTTTCTGCCCTTAATGTTTCAATAGGCATATGTTCTATTTGAGCAATTTTAGTTCTGTCTTTAGAATAAATTATTTGCATTGCACATTGACCCATTAGTTTTAGATCATAACATAGTTTTCTTACAATATCTTTTTTAAATAATGTAATCATTTCTGCATACTGCTCTGGTTTTCTGTAAGAGTCAGTAGCTCCTAAACCTTTACCATAAATTTGTTGACTTATACCGTTAATACAAGCGTTGTTTGTTGGACTTCCATTGTATCTGTCTATTAAAAATTGAAAGTAATTGTTATCATCCCCATAACCTACCCATTCTTGGTTTGGAACTTCTGTCACTTCTGGACTTGTATAGGTACTTAAATTAACAAAACTAATTTCGGATTTAGATTCTTTAACAAATTGACCTAAACTATTTCTTTTTCTATTTTTCATATTACAATGTAATCATTATTATAAGAATTGTCTGTTATGTATTGACCTTGATTGATGTTATAGTATAAATTATCCATTTGATCTATTTCTTGGTCTGTACAGAAAATCTTGTCTTTAAATATATCTACAATGTTTGTTGTATCTACATTCCAAAATTCATTATAAACTTCCCATAAAAAATAATTAGTATTCCAAAAATTTGGGTCTGTATATAATTCTAAATCGTAAAAATGACCTTCAACTAAAACAGGACTAAATGCTTGACTAAACGTTAAATAATTACCAGTTGTTGTGGCATTACTTACCTGATATGTTTGTATGTTGTTTGTACTATCGTCTCTTATTGATAAAGTAAATTCATCCCCATATACTCTTGGGATAACTTCAAAGTTTTGAGCCGAAGCTGTGGTCTTTAATACAATCATTTTATATATAACGTAATAAATAAGTTATTTTGTGAAAATGTTAAAGCAAAAAAAAAGCACCCCGAAGGATGCTCTTAATTTAATATCAATAAATATTAGTTAGGTACTATTGCAGGCGCAGCAGCATTGATTAATCCTGAATCTAAAAAGTAAGGAGCTAATTCTTCTTGACCTTCCATTACTAAAGTGAATCCTGATAAATCTCCTGCAGCAGCTCCAGAAACTACTGTTCCTGAAACAAACTCCATTCCGTTTTCAAGTCCACATAAGAATTGATTTCCGTAGTAATCTTCAACACAAACATAAGGTCTTGCTTTAGCTATTTCTTGCAATTCAGCTTGTGTTTTAGCATCAAGGAATGTTAGTGTTAAATTTAATGTTTGAGTATAAAAAGTAGTTCCATTTTCTCTTGAACTTGTTACAGTTGTTTCAAGTGAAGAATTACCCTTTACATCAAATTGATACCAGTCAGGTTGAGTTCCCGAGATAGTTGTTACTTGTTTTGTAGTTGAATCTACAACTACACCAGTAATACCTCCGAAATCTCCAAACCAAACTGTTTTTATGCCACCAAAGGCACTTTTACAAGGTAATTTTCTCCCTGTGTTTAATGTACAAGCCATAGTTTATATTTTATTTTATAAAAAAAAGGGTAAGTAAGCATATACCCACCTACCCTTTATTTTTGGTTAATTTAATTTATTAAGAATAAAGTACTATTTCAGACCCAATTCCGTATTGTACTCCAGCAGTAAATCTCATAATTACTCTTACGTTTTTACTTCCGTCAATGTCAGCCATATCAATTAGCTTAACAAGGTTATAATCAGACATTAAACCTGTTCCAAAGAATAAGTTACTTCTTTGAGCAGCCATTGCATAATTGTTTGGTAAACCATTAGCAACAAAGATTTTTACACCATCAATAGAAAGATTTTCTCCTCCTGCATACCATAGTGTACCTCTATTGTCAATCCCATTTGCTCCTACAGAACCTACATTTTCAGTCCCTGCAACGTTAGTTATAGCAGCATATCCACCTAAAGCTTTTACATAGGCTTTAGCAATGTTTTGTGAAACGTAAATGTGTAAGTCATCCTTACCATATAATGTGCTTGGAATAGCATCAACAATTTTTCCAAGTTCTGCAATAACATTTCCTGAATTAACACCACCACCTACAGCAGCAACGTCAATTACGTCTGCATCAGCAGTAGCTAAAGTTGTGAATCCGTCAAATTCTCCAGCTTGTGCACCTCCAAGATTCCCTTGCCAGATATTGCTTTCTGTATTAGCAGATACTTGTTCTGCAACGTGAGCTATTAAGAAACTTGAAAAATCAGGAGGTAAATTATCAAAAGCTGAATAGCCCATAGATACAGCTCCCCAGTCTGATTCAAAAGGTGTTTTACATAATTCAAGGTTAACTTGAAATTCTGTTGGCTGTATAATTCTTTCAGTAAGCGTTACAGTTCCAGCAGATGTGAAGTCACAAGAGTCATCAGTAATTAAACCAGAAGTAACAACTTTTTTCATAACTTCTTTAAACTTAATGTTAGGCTTAATTTCGATAGCACCCTGACTTAATGTGTTACCACTCAAAAGAGCAGCAGCAATGTACTTACCTGCAAATTCTCCAGCATAAGTAGTAGTAATAGTTGGTTGTGGCATAATTATTTATTTTTATTTATTTAATTGATTTAATATATAGTCCATTGTAGAAGGCTTTCTATTTGGCGAAATTCTAAAATGTTCTTTTTTTGCGTTTCCTGATTCAGGATTATGTTTAATTGGAGCAGCAGCAGGTTGTGATAATTCTTCCTTTAATTGCTCGTTTACTTCTTCGTTAAATTCTTCTTTAACTGTTCTGGATTTAGGTTGTCTTGAAACTTCTTCTTCCATTTCAACTTCTTCTTCCATATTTTTTTCTCCGACTTTAGATTTAAGATCAGCAATAGCATCTTCAAGATTTTTAATTCTTTTTTCCATACCTTCCCAGTCTTGTACATCAGCTTCTTCATCCATTTTTTCTTCTTTGTCTTTGTACTCTAAATCTTCGGTTTCATCTTTAGATTCTTCTTCCTTTTGTGGAACTTCGTCAGATACTTCTCTAACGTCATCAATAATTCCTTCTTCTGCAACAACTATAAGTCTGCCATCTTCAAGTAGGTATTCTCCTACTGGCATAGCAACTTTTTCGTCATCTGTAAGAATGAATATCTCTTTACCTTTTTCAAACGACTCTGCTTCTACACGAGTACCGTTCTCAAGTTTTTGTTCTTCAAGTTTAACTTCTATATTTAGAAGCGTCTTGATTTGGTTTAACATTTCAGTTGATTTCATAATTATATATATAACGTGGTTAATTAATTTTTTTGCATTTTCATATTGTTCTTGATATAACTCCTATGCCTTGTGCCCATAAAGAGCCATCACAACATTTTCTTGAATAAGTATTTTTGTCTTTACATAAACAAGCACGTCTTGAACCTTTAGGACTTGTATAACTTGGAAAAAATGTTTTTTTAGGCATTAGTTAAAATATCTTTTATTTTTTCTATAAGATCATTAGCTTCTTTATCTTCTGATAAACCAACAGAATCTTTAGGTCGTTCCATTTTATCTGCAAAGTAGCCTTCTATAGAAAACCCTTTTACTTTGCCTGTTTTTACATAGTCATTCCAGACTTCATCATTGTTGACTTTTACAGCTCCCATCCAAGTTCCTACAGGTACATTCATACCATACTTTCTGGACTTGTCGTGTACTTCATCTTCAACAAGCCAAGATTCTACTAAACTTAAACCACTTAATGAATGTTGGTGTTCTAATGTTGAATTGTTTTGATTACCTTTTGTCAAATACATTTGGGATGCTTTCAATACCGTATCTTTAGAAAAGTATATATAATATTCATCTTCTCCATTATTTCGATATATAGGCTTGTTTGGTATTAACAAAGCTCCCATTAATATCTTTTTTTCTTTATCTATTTCTGCAAGTTTAATTTCATTACTTTTTAAAGCAATAAAATCTTCTTCAATGGCAGGACTTTCAACTATGGATATTGCTTCGATTCCAGATTCTTCTTGATTTTCGTCAAGTATCAATTCAACTATCTTCATATTTTATATAACGTTATTAATTAAAAATTTTGCATTTATATTGTTGCTCCTTCTACAATATTTCTTTCAAGCCCTTGTGCAGTTGTTACATCATTACTTACAACGTATGCTCTGACTGGTTCTTGTGCTTGTGTTCCTAATACATCTGCTAACTGACTTGTTGCTCCTTGACCCACTACATTAAATGCAGGAGGTGTTGCAGGTGTTGGGGGAATTGAATTACCTCCACCTACTGATGCTCCTGCTGGAGGTGTTGGGTCTGGTGTTGATGTTATTGTTTTTATGTTTGCAATACCTGCTGCAGTAACTGCTGCTGCACCAATAAATCCAAATATACCTCCTTGAGCTAATGCCTTTGTAGCACCTGCATAAGTATCTCTAATAGCTTGTACTATTGCTATAGCTTTACCAAACTTTGAGTTTTTACCTACAATACTTGCAATATCTGTTAAGGCTTGTGTAGTTAATTCTTTTTTTGATTTATTTAAGTCTTTCTCTATAGCTACTTGTTGATTTGCATTTTCTTGTTGATATGCTAATAGTTCGTTGTTAGCATCTTCATAGGCTTGTGTTCCTTTTTTGTATTGATCTCTTTTTTCTGTCAATCTTTTTGATTCTATTTCCCCTTCTTTTTGTGCAATATCTAATTTAGCCTGTAATCTTAAATAATCGTTTTCTATTTGTTCTGCTGTAAATTCAGATTGTGCTTTATTTCTTTCTGCTTCTGCATCACTTATAGATTGATTTAATTCTTTCTGTTCTCTGTCTAATGCTAAATCATTTGCTTTTTGTTCTGATCTAAAACCAGCAACTGTAGCTTGTACTGCTAACAATTCATTTTGTGCTTCTATTAATGCTATCTGATTTTGGTCACTATCGTTTTTATCAAATTGTGCTTGAGCTGCAGCAAGTATAGCATTTGCATTAGCTAACATAGCTTTTTCTTGTTCATCTAATACAGCATTCAATTCATCATTAGCTTTCTTTCTTTCAGCTATAGTATTTCTTTCTTCATCTCTTACTTGTCTTAATGTTTCTGCTTGTAGGTCATATTTCTCAATTAATCCTTGATTTTGTACTGCTGCTAATTCTGCTGTTTTAGCAAGATTAACATTTGCAGTTGCAGCTTCAACAGTTTCTTTTACATAATTTGTAGTAGCAGTAACAACTTTATCTACTGCTTCTACTGTTTTGTTAAATGAATCATCAACACCTGTAACAACATCTACTAATTCTTTACCTGCATTTTTAGCTGAATCTAATGCACCTGCAAAGTCTCC